TACTTGGGCTTGCTGAACTTACTGCCGCCGCCGGTACAAAAGATGCGGCTTGTATTGCGTAAGTTACAGTGCTACTTGTCCAACCGACAACTTGATTTCCTGCTGGTGTTTTAGGAGCATTTGTATCTTGAAGATTGCCATAAGCTTCTAAAAAATTATATGAATATAGATTTTGTCTTGACGTTAAACTAGCTGTAGGAGGATCATCGCATGCAATTATTCCTGCAACCCAACAATTATCCGCAACTGTTGTAACAGTTACTGATGGATTAATAGCTACGCCAGTACCACCGTTTACAGCATCCGGTTGACCTGTTTGAGCAACTCCTGACCATGAAACAACTCCCGCATGACAAGCAGGTTCATATGCTCCTCCAAATGCAACAGATACAGTATTTGAGCCTGTTGCCGGTGCAAGTTTATAATATAGTGCGGCACATTTATTAAAATATATTCTTTGACTTCCTGCCAGCGTCATAGCCGCACCGGCATACGTAGGAGTAGAAAGTGTAGGGTTTAAAGCCCCTGCTGTAAAACCCCCTATTAAAATTAAGTTTGAGCCGGTACATGTTGCGCTCCATGTGAGAGGGCTTGTAGTCGTCGCTGTTCCCTGACTTGTGGTATCAAGAGCTATCGCTAAACCAAAAAGGGGAAGAAAGCTTATTGAAGTTTTTATATGAATAAAAAAACCCAAAACGCCAAGCGTTAAATAAACAGGACGATAATCTAATTTTGGAAGAGGTTGAAAAGTTAAAGAATTTATCAAAAAAATTTTAAATAAAGAAAAATAAGCTCTGATTAAAACCTCAACATGAACTACGTGAGCCTCAAAGGAATATAATTGATATTTAACATGAATTATTCCGTTTATTTCTTCCAGCTGGCTTCCCGCTTCTGCTCTAATACCATATCCTCTGCCAAAAAGATATTCATAAGCGCGAAAAATATTTGAAACCCAAATTTTATTTGACCAATGGATTTTTTTATCAAGCTCATAATTTTCTGGATGATAACGTGGATGATTTGTTATTTTCTCAAGTATTTTTAATAAAGAATTTCTTATTTTCATTTATTTAATCTCCTCAATATTTCTTATCCCCCAAACAGTCATCCACATTAAAGGCAAGATGATGAGAAAGATAATTGAGTTGAGAAGGTTTTTAAGAAAAGATTTCATATATTGAGTATAAACCATAGATATTTAAATTGATAGAAAATACTTGACATTGATTTTTCAATGGCTCATACTTTTAAAGAACACATGAAAATACTGCACACAAAAGCTGTCATTGAAAAAGCAAACATAGTAGAAGCGGGTATTGTTGATAATGTCATTGGTTCTTCAAGCGTCTTTGATAGGATGGGGGATAGCATAGATCAGAACGGATGGATTCTTAATGACTTCAAAAAAAATCCTGTAATCCTTTGGGCGCATAATCAGGGACTTAGTGAGGAAAGACCCCCTATTGGTAAGGCTTTAAAAGTTTGGATAGAGAATAAAGGAAAAAATACTGCAAGATTAATGTTTAAAATTCAATTCGATCTTCAAGACTCATTTGCCGCAGAAATTTACAGAAAAATAAAAGATCAATTCTTGAATACCGTATCAGTCGGATTTCAACCTCATGAATGGGAAGAACTTGACCCTGATAATTGGTTTGGTGGATTGAAATATACAAAACAGAGTTTGCTTGAATTATCAATCGTTCCTGTTCCTGCTAACCCGGAAGCATTAATTCAGCTTAATTCTTTTGCTCAAACAGATAAAAGATTTACTCCTATGGATTTAAAACAATTTACTCACAAAATTCCTACAATAGACTTAATTCGTGAACTTGAGCAGAAGCCTTATGAAAATGAACACTCTTGTCGTCTGAAAAATCCAGATGATTTCCAAGATGATTCTTTTAAGAGAATGAAAAGAGAACATGAAGGAAAAGAATATAGTGTAATTATGGGAAAATTAGATGGAGAGGATACTATGACGGATCAGGCATTTAGATATGATAAAAATGTATGGGATGAAGGAAGTGCTAAAACTCATTGTCAGGATCATACAGGAACATTTGAACCTGCAAAAAAAGAAAATCCAAAAGAAGAAACAAAAGAAGAAACAAAAGAAGAAACAAAAGAAGTTGAGGAAGCTATAGAAAGTAAAGAAGAGGAAAAATCAGGACAAATAGAAGAAAAAAAGGAAGCAATTATTGTAACAGAAAAAGCAGGTCGAGTTATTTCGACTAAGAATGAAAAGAAACTACGTCAAGCTGATTCGCTTCTAAATGAAGTATTGGCAGAATTGGAAGAAGAACCGGAAGAAGACCCTATTCAAGCACGCCTCCAAAAGAAGAAGGAAAGGAACAGAAAGAAGCGGTTAGTAAAAATATTATTGTCTATAAAGATCAAGGAAAAGAACCTGAGTCGGAAGCATGGGATAGCCCTGGTGAAGTAGCAAAAGCGACTATTGAAGATTTAAAAGAAATGAGTGCGTGGGTAAATATAGAAAAAGCAGAGGATAAAAGTTCTTATAAATTGATACATCATAAAGCAGAAGGACACAAAGCCGTATGGCGTGGTGTTGCAACTGCTATGGCCTCTTTACTAGGGGCGAAAGGGGGTGTTGACATACAAGACAGTGATAGAAAAGGAGTGTACGATCATTTGGTTGAACATTACAAAGAGTTCGGTAAAAATCCACCTGAGTTTAAGTTGGTGGAAGAACAAGTCCTTGCTGGATTGAATGAAGAAATATTATCTCTTTCTTTAGATAGAGAAGAAAAACATGTAGTCCGGCTTATAAAGAAGGTACTTGATTATCAAAAAGAAAATCAGAAAACAATTTCCTCAATAGTCAACAATAAACCTATAGATAAATCTGTAGAAGCCCTCAAATTACTCAATTTGGCTCTAACAAAAGTTAGCAAGCAGAAAGGGGGTGAATAATAAATGAAAATTCCTAAAGAATTAGAAAAGGAAATGAAAGAATTGCTAGAAAAGCATGGTTTAAAAGCAGATGACTCTGAATCAGAAGAATCTGAAAAAGAAGTAAAGGAAGCAGGTGATAGTAAAGTTGTTGTTGATTTAGCTTCTTCAATAGCCGAGAAATTGGCTGGCATTATTGCAACTAATAAAGGCATTACTGCGGAAGCGGATAAAGAAGACCTCAACAAATCACTGAAAACAAAGATTTATACATCTTGGGCAGGACTGAAAGAAATTGAGTACCCCTCAAATCTTAAAGCCCTTAACAAAAATGAAAAAATTGCTGTTTTCTTTAAAGCTCTTGTATATTCCAGACATGACTTAGCATCTCAACAGGTGTTGAGAGCTTTAGTTGAAGGAACTGACGCAGAAGGAGGGTATTTAGTACCAGAGGAACTAAGGACGGAAGTCTTTAGAGTTCTCCCAGATTTCGCAGTAATGCGTAATCTTGCAAGAATACTCCCGATGTCAACAGATACGCTTAAACTTAATAGTTTAGCGGCAAGGCCAACAGCTTACTGGACTTCTGAATATCAATCGAAATCAACGACTAGTGCGGAAATAGGACAAGTAACTTTGTCCCCCAATGACTTAGTCTGTTTGTTACCTATTACTGAACAATTAATGGCAGACGCCAATATAAATATTGTTCAGTTTATTGTTGGACTCTTTGCGGAGGCTATCGCTATAGCAGAAGACAAAGCGTTCTTTACTGGATCAGGCACAGGGCAACCAAGAGGTATTTCTATTGAAACAATCAGTAACCAAGCGGCTAGCACAACTCCAACTCTTGATGATATTATCGACTTAATTGATTTAGTACCTCAAAGGGTAAGTAAATCAAATAAAGCGGCTTTTGTCGGACACAGAAAAGTTAAAAGAATTCTGCGAAAGATTAAAGACACAAGTGGCGATTATATTTGGAGAGATGGTAAAGGTGGCGTTGGTGGAGGTGGCGACGTAATCCGTCTACCCGATACCTTATACGGATATCCATTCCATGAACAGAATGACTTAAGTCAATCTGAATTATACTTTGCCGATTGGTCAATGTATATTATTGCGGATCGTCAGACTATGGCTGTTACTACAACCACAGAGGGCGGGGATGCGTGGAGAAGAAATTCGATGGAGATAAAAGCCGTTTTTTTCAATACACAGAAATTGGCGGATAAGGGCGGTAACGTTCTTAAAGTACCAACTATATCGGTGAACCCTAAAGTTAATTTTAACTATGGCAATACCGAGGGAAGTCTTAGTGACCCTGTAGAGACTACACGTTGGCTCCTGAATTAATCAGGATGAAGATATAGTCCACACTACTGGAAACAGATAGAGAATGTGCGAAAGAGTTGATGGAAGAGCAGTTATACTCAGTCCATTTGCAAAACTTACAGCTATATAAAACTGTAGGATTTTGAGCTTGTATCGTAAGACAAGATTACTCATTACGAGGATGATGACCTTAACATCAACAAAGAACTCTATTAAAAATGGGGTTCTTTGTTATTTTGAACCTATAATATATAATATAGATATGCCATTTTTATTTGACAAATTCTATTAAAGGAGTAAGATTTAGTTATATGGTTAAAGTAAGAATCAAAGAAACAGGGATTATAAAAGAAGTAACAAGAAATGAAGCTCACGACTTGATTGATCGAGGCATAGCGGAATTAGCAACTACATCTATAGCCAAACCTCAGACTTATTCCACAAGACACCTCCGCTCAAGACATAACAAGTAAATTGCAATTACTCTTTTTTGGTGTCATAATGAATTTATGTTAGTTGCAAATTCACTCACTACAGTGGCAAGGGCTTGTTCATATTTGAATATTACCGTTCCAACTTCCGGTTCTGTAGCAGAAGCAGTATTTCAGACTCTTATAAACTCAATAACGAGCTTCGTTGAGAAGTACACGGGGCAAAGATTTAAAAAGACTACTTATACTCAAGAATTGTATTCTACTGAAAGAGGACAGACTTTGAATTTAAAACATTATCCTATCATTTCTTCTGAATCCCTCACTCTTGAAAGACGCAATAGTCAACTTAATGAAGATGAATGGGAAAATATTGGCAGTGAATATTATTCTGTTGATTATGCAAATGGGATTATTAGAGCTATGGGAGGGATTTATTTCTATCGAGGGGTCAACTTGTATAGGGTAACTTATACCGCCGGATATGACTATGACAATACCACAATTTTTCTTGGAGATACGGAAGCGGGGGAGATTGAAATTGCCTGTTGGCTTATTCTTCAGGATGTTTACAAAAATAAAGGAAATAATGCTAACGTTAAGTCGGAAAGGATTGGGGACTATGCTGTTTCTTATGGAGACGCAAAAGTAACAATGTTTAGTAATCCTCAAGCCAAAGAGATTCTTGAACCTTATGCAGATTTAGTAGGCGAAGGGATATTGACTCCCTTGCAGTCAATATGATATGTCTATACATAAATTTTTTACGGAAGATATTGTAATCCAAAGATTAAAAACTACAAGCGGAAATAAAAAAACATTTCAGTCTACCGCTACAGTTGATGGACATATTCAGGAATTAGACAGACAGGCAAGACAAAAGCTGGGTATTATAGAGGAAAAGGTTTGGGAGGCATGGGTTGATATTGATGAAGATATACAAGAAGGCGATAGGATGATAAATGAAGATAATGTGATATTTTTTGTTAAGGAAGTCGCAAAAAAAGATTATGGCTCAAATACGGTAAATCACTTACAACTTATTTTATTAGAAGCGTCAGAATAAATATGCAGATAGCAATTACAGTCAAACCATCACTCGAGGAAGTAAGTAAAGCTTTCAGTAATTTACAGGTACAATCTTTTTTGAGGGATGAGATACATAAAATTGCATTTAGGGTTGAGCGGGCGGCGAAGCAATTAACACCTGTTGACACAGGAAGACTAAGAGCTTCAATCGCTACTTCCTGGTTGATACATGAAATTGGGGCTATGGTGAGTACAAACGTTTTTTATAGCGTTTTCGTACATGAAGGAACTAAATATATGCGAGCCAGACCATTTATGGAGAAAGGGGCAGAATTTGCGAAGGGATATATTGAAGGGGATATGAAGGCTAGAATAGATCAGGAATTTGCGAAAGCATTTAAAAAACTGTAGAAACTTGTGATTCTAAGTTAAATTTTATAGACGTAAGCGGGAAAACCCACGGCTTTAGTCGTGGGAGTATGTCAGCATCACCAAAATAATTATGAAAGTAAAAGGAGAGAACACTTTGCTAAATATGGTTGGATGAGTTATATTTTTATTATGGATAAATTAAATGAGGAAAAGATTTTACTAACATTGAAAGGAGAAAGGTCGTGAGTTGGAAAATTTTACGTCCACAACTAAAAACTCTACTGGAAACAATTTCCACAATTCAGGAAGTGGCTCGAGTGCCGAAGATTAAATTCAATGGCTATCCTGCTGCTCACATCATTCCCTCAGAAAATTCAGGAGATTATGAAACTAATTCAGAGAATGTAAGAACTTATGCTTTTACAGTCAGAGCTTTTTATGAAACAAAAAGTTCGGGAATTGAGTCTGCTCTTTCTGCATTAGAAGAAGTAGTTGATTCTATTATTGATAAATTTGATCAGGAAGATTTAAAAGGATCAGATACAAGAATTGTAGGAATGAATTTACCTTCAGGTTATACATTTCTTAATATTTTTGCTTCTCCAAACAAATGGGGAGAATTTCCAGACGATCAGTTAATTATGGCAGAAATTACAGTAAGAGTCAGGATTTCGATAGATGTTACTTGACAATAAATTTTATACAGTCCATAATTTAATTTAGATATGGGAAAATTTATCGGGCGAAGAATTAAAGTCGGAATAGGAAGAGAAACAACCAGAGGAGCAGGAGCTCCTTCTGTTTATCAGATTCCTCAAGTAAGCTTTTCTTTTGATGATAAAATTGTCAATGCAAGATCGGTTGGCTCATTAGGGAATATTGCCGATTCAGAAGAAGTATTTGTAACTACAAAATACGGTGAAGGAGGCTTAGAAGGGGAAGTAAGATCAAAGAGTTTTGGACTTTTGCTTTACGCTATGCTTGGTACTCTTTCAACCGCAGGTCCGGCAGATTCTGCTTACACACATTCTTTTACAATTGCTCAAACAAATCAACATCAATCCCTTGCTTTTGTTGTCGAAGATCCAAATACTACAGAACTTTATAAACTGGTAATGCTTAATAGTCTTGAGATAACTGCTGAATTAGATCAAGTAGTTATGTTTAGTGCAGAATTTATCGGTAAAACTTCAAGAAACACAGGATTAACTGTTCCAGTAGTTGTATCAGAGTCAAAATTCACAAAGAAACATTTAGCAGTGAAATTAGCGGCTGATATTGCTTCTTTGAGCGGAGCTTCTGCTATTTCTTTGAAGTCTTTGACTTTGAAAATCTCAAAAAACGTGGAGATAGATGATGTATTAGGAACAGCAGAGCCGGAAGATATTCTTAATCATCAATTAACAGTTGAGGGAGAAATGACATTAAATTATGAAGCAGAAACATATAAAAACTATATGAAAGATAATACTTATAGAGCGATGGAAATAGCTTTTACGAATAATGATGTTCTTATTGGAGCGGCAACAAGACCTTCATTGACTTTTCAACTTCCTAAAGTAGACTTTTTTGATTGGGATTCTTCAAATGATAATGATAGTATAGTCACTCAAAGAATATCATTCAAAGCTTCCAGAGATGTTGCTAATGCTCAGGAAGTGATTCATTTTTGTGATTTGGTAAATGAAGCCACAAGTTATTGACAATTCATAGAAATTGGTATAAAGTATATTTATATGAAATTTAAGATCACAAAGCATTTTAAATTAGATTTTCTCGGTGACGAATGGAAAGAGACATATTTAGATTTTAGCCCCCTAACTTTGAATGATGTGAAAACAAAACTTCCAATGATTTCAAAATTAAATCAAGAAGATTCAAGTCAAATTGAAGAAGGAGTGAATGCTGTATCTGAATTATTGATTGAAAAATTTGTAAGCGGAAAAGCTATAGGAGAAGAAGGAAAACTTATTGAAGTGAAAAAACAAGACTTAATAGAATTTCCACTTGATGTTTTTGTGAGGGCTTTTAGTTTTTTATCTCAGACAGAGGAAATGACTTCTTTGACTCCGTCGGAAGCGTTCTTGAAGCAAAAAACCCCATCAGAAACCCCCAAGGTTTAATCGGTGAAGCGGTAACCTCAGTACAAGAATATATTTATAGAAAAGAATTTGGATTATCCTCAGATCAATTTCACAATGAACCATGGGATGAATATGTGGTTAATAGTTTTATTATTAATCAAATTGTTGAAATTAATAATAGGGCTTCAAAAGAAGCGGAAAGAAAATCCAAAGGAAGATAATTTTGCCCTATTGACAAAACTATAATAAACTATTATAATATATAAGAAGGATATAAATATGAAAAAAGATATGTATAGTTCAATAACAAAAGAGGAAATAGATTTGCTCTTAAAAACTATAAAAATAGTTAGGGCAGATTTAATAGAAATTGATAATAAATCTGATGATGGTGAAAGTCATATTTTATTATCTTCATATAGTGGCACTCAAACTTTTGGAGCTACTGATTATGCGGATCATAGAAAAGATACAACTGAACAATTGACAAAAAAAGTAGTATCGAATTTGTATGGTTTTCATCAGAGGGGGCATTTTTACGATTCAGAAGGTAATATGGTAGATACTTTGGTGATTAAAGGATATTTGGGTGGATATACAGGATGGTTTAAATATAAAAGTAATAAAACAGCATTTGGAAGGAGTTGTTAAATTATGAGTTTTGAAGCAATAATGATTTTAATAAGTTGGGGAATATTTTCTATAGTAGGATTATTTTTTAATAAATAATATGAAATATAGAATAATGTATACAGATAAAAACACAAAGCAGAGGGAAGAAAGTGAAGAAATTTCAGTAAGGTCTATAGCTGTAAAAAGAGCTAAAAAATTAAAAAAAGAGGGGTATACTGAAATATTTGTTGATGTATTTGATTATAGGCATGATTTCGGAGGCTATATAGATAAAGATGATCTGGTTTGGATTAATTACATAAATATATGATAATGATTATTTGTCCAAAATGTAAAAGTAAAGACTTGTTTGTAGTTAATGAAATTAAAACGGAATGTGGCCAATATTCTGTTGAAATAAATTGTGGAAATTGTAATTGGGAGAAAAAGATAATTAGACATAAGGATAATTTAGATTGGCTTATATATATTGAAAAATAGAACTTTTATAATCTAGGGCGCAGGATACAGTAAGGAAACTGTTAAATGCTGACACTTACAAAAAAGGCAAAAACAGCCCTAGATTTTTTATAACAATAACATGAATAAACAAGCACAATATAATAAAAAAATGAAGTCCTTGCTTTACTGGAATAGTAAAAATACAACTATAACTATAAATTGTAGAACATATGCCTGTGCAAAATTAGCTATCTTAATTCAAAAAAATCTTAATAAAATTGAGCAAGAATTAATAAGAATTTAATAATATGAATTACAAAAATTTATACCCTACAAATGAAATGATAATATCTAAAATAGATGAATTATTGAGATTTAGTTCTCCAATGAAGTCGGAAGATAGGTCTTTTATTCTAAAGGTAATTAAATGCTTATTAGATAACTTTAATAAAGATAGGAGGTGAATAAATTATGAAAAGATTTTTTATAGGAGTTTTAATAGTTTTTGTAGTTTTTGTTATTATCGGTAGCTTTTCTAATAAGAAAGAAGTAAAAGAGGTAAAAGAAGTCGATAATAAAACTCAAGAAACACCAATGCTTATTCCAGTGGAAACTTTAGGAGATGCTTTTGATGAAAATCAAGTAGCCGCTGAAAAAGCATGGAAAGGAAAGCTGGTACAATTTTCTGCAAAAATTTCTAATATTACCGATGGTAAAGTAAGTTTTTATGATGTAGCAACTGATGATTATTCAGGAAGTCAAATAGGTTGTAAAGTTAAAGACAATCAGCAATTACTTACTTTAAAAAATGGTGAAACCATAACTGTCAAAGGTAATGTTGGAGATCAATTTATAGGAGTAATTACTCTTGATAATTGTGAAGTTGTAGAGTAAGTTGTAAAGTAAGCTGTGAATAAAAACACTCATTGAAAGATGGGTGTTTTTTTATTGTTTAATGAAAATATAAATTGGAAGTGTTAAGATATAAATATATGGCTACAACCACAAATGTTGATGTAATTATTCGAGCAATAGATAATGCTACAAAAGTTATACGGGATATTGGAGATGAATTCAGTAATACAGGAAAAAGAGCTGAGTCAAGTTTTGCTTCTGCGACTTCTGCTTCAAATATGTTTGCGGGAGCATTACTAGCAATTACCCTTGCGGCTTCAGGAGTTATAGCAAAATCTACATTAACTGCAGCTAGAACTGAAACTATGGGAGTGGCTATGTACTCAATTGCGAAAGCCACAAATACTTCTACAAAAGTTTTAGCAGAGCAAGAAGAAATTTTAAAGAAACAAGGCATTACAACTCAAGAAGCTAGAAGAGCTTTGATGTTATTTATGCAATCTGAATTAGATGTAGCCGCCGCCTCAAAGGTAGCTAGGGTTGCTCAAGACTTAGCTGTTATTGCAGGAGAAAATTCTTCTCAAACTACAGGAAAATTAACAGAAGCCATTGTTAATCAAAACGTATTAATGCTTAGACAATTTGGAATCGTAAAAAATTCAAATGATATTTTTGACGCTTATGGCAAGACTTTGAATAAATCAGGAAAGGAATTAACTGAAATGGAAAAACGTCAAGCATTTCTTAATGTAATTCTTATGGAAGGAAAAAAAGTTGCTGGTGCTTATGAAGCCGCTATGACTACCGCAGGTAAGAAACTTACTTCTTTACCTCGTTACTTTGAAGAAGCGGCTAATGCAATAGGTGAAGTATTTTTGCCTGCTTTTGCGGATCTCATTGATGCTTTAACTGCATTTCTCAAACAAGTTAATCCGGCAAATATAAGAAAAGTTTTTACAGTCTTTATGGAAAATTTACCTCTTATTGCTGGAATAATTATTGGAGGTCTTATACCAGCGTTTATAGCTTTAGGAAAGGCATTTTGGATTAGCGTTTTGCCAGCTATCATCGCATTACTTCCTTATATAGCCATAGGTGGCTTAATAGGTTTAGGAATAAAGGCTTTAATAGATCATTTTGGAACATTTGGAGAAATGATGGTTTTCTTAGAAGGAAAAACGCAACCATTTGTTGACGCTATAGAGGTAGGGATAACTCGAATAAAACAAATTCTTAAAGGTTTTGGAATTTCTGGGGAGTTTGGGGGGCTGATTATTCTTTTTCAAACAATGGGAGATAAAATCCCTTACTATATAGAACGAATTAGCCAAATTGTTGGTGAGTTTGTGGAAACAATTAAAAATAAATTAGCTGGCTTTGGTGAAGGTCAAACCGCTTCTTGGATTGACGCTTTCAAAGGAATCCATGACAGAATAAAGCCTGTTATAGAAGCTGTAAAAGCTACCTTAGAGCCATTAGGGGAACAATTTGCTCTTATGGCTTCCATTATTGAAACTAAAATTAAACCTGCATGGGACGCTATGATGGAGGCGTGGAAGCCTTTTGCGGCTGCTGTTGGTCCTCAAATTATACAAACTTTAAAAGGAATTGCTATATTTATTGGTGTCGCTATTGGAATAATTCTTTTATTGGCTACAACAATTTTAGTTGGTTTAGTTACAGCAGTTACAAATGCTTTGCCTTATATTCTTCAAGCCTTTGAAGGACTAATACAATTTTTCAGAGGATTTTTCCAACTCATTACTGGATTAATAAAGGGAGATTGGAAACTTGCTTTGGAAGGATTGAAACAAATGGCAAAAGGTGCTTATGATTTTGTTGTTAATATATGGACTGCTTTACAGAAATTTATTAAAGGATTTATTAAAGGAGTTATTTCTTTTTTTCAGAATTTATATGACGCTCTTATTGGAAAATCTATTATTCCCGATATTGTAGAAGGAGTAGTTGGGGGATTTAATGCAATAAAAACTAAGGTAACAGAAACAGTCAGTAAATTGGTTGACGGGGTCAAAAAATTTTTTGATGATATGAAAACAAAAATTGAAGGAGTTATAGGATCAATTAAAACTTTAATTGATAATTTTAAACCCAAAATTTCAATTGGTCTTGATCTTCCTGACGTAGGAAAAGCATGGAATGACTTAAAAAGTAAAGCACATAGTATTGGAGTACCAGGATTCCAAACAGGAGGTATCGTTCCCGGTCCTATAGGAGCTCCTGTTCCTATTTTTGCTCATGGAGGGGAAAAAGTTACTCCTGTTGGATTAAGTGGTAGCGGAGGCGGAGGAGGTAGTGGTTCTACATTTAATATCTATATAGGAATGTATGCAGGATCACAAACCGAAAAACGAAATATTGCGAAAGAACTTTACGGAGCATTGTTACAGGTAGCACAATCTCAAAACCGGTCTGTCTCCGAATTTATGGGTGGATAAATTATATGCCTCTTTTATATATTCTTGCAAGCTTCCATAATGCGATTTAATAAGAGTTTATTGGAAAAAGATAACTATATAGCTCTAAGATTTTATTGAGGCTAAAAATAGAAATTTCATAAAGTAGGATTAAGAAAATTCAATTGTCTTTAGTCTGATTGTAGTTTAATTATTAGATTATATTGAAGACATAAGATATTTTGCCTATTGACAAAACTATAATAATATGTAATAATCTATATATAAGGAAATGAATATGAAAAATCAAGATTCCGCAAAAATAGTTTTTAATATGTTAGACGCTCTATATAAACCTTTAGAAGATAAAATGTTTATGCAATTGAAAAAAGAAGGCAGAGAAGATTTGGTAAAAAGATATAAAGATATGACTTACGCAAGAAAGATTTATGTCTTAGATAAGATGGCGGGGAGGATTGGATACTGATATGAAAAAAATGACTTACGAGCAATATTATTTTAACAATAAAAGCAAACTTGATTTTGAAATAAAAATAATCAAAGATGTAAGTAAAAATATACAGAATATAAAAAGACGTAATGAATATTACCAAAAAGAATTGAGGTTATTAAAAACTCAATTCATTAATGAATATACAAGAGAAATCGTAAATGAAGAAAGATCAAGAAAGGTTATTTTATGACACTTGAAGCACAACTTATTTTAACAGCTTGGATAGTATTCTCAATAGTTGGAATATTTTTCAATAAGTAAATAAACCGCTTGCCCCTGTTTGTAAGACTGGCGGGGGCAAGCAAAAATATATGATAATT